CGTCATCAAGTGTAGTCTTCACCACCCCAGTAAGACGTTCACCAATATTTAGCTTCACATTCTCAAGGGCATCATAAGTAGTCACACCATAACTTTTACGCCACTCTTTTACTGGATGTTCAACTTCTACCCACATTAAAACTTCAGCACCCATTACCACTCTCCTTCTTAAAGCCTTAGACTTTTCCCACGAAAATCTCAGGGTTTCCGCCATCCTCATCAAAACAGTTATTCAACGGCCACCCACACGATTACTAGAATATAATACCCACCAGCGCCATCAAGCCAGCGCCGCTGATGAAGCCAAAGATGGCTCCGATCAGACCTGCTGCGTTTATCATGCGCTCAACTTCTTTGTCATTCATCACACATCCTCCTCAAACTTATTAGCCAACGCCTTGATCGGCTGCTTACTAAACACCCAGCGCCACTGCGGCTTAGTGTAGCCAGCAACCTTAACAAAGTCGCGCACTCGGTACAGCTTGCCAGCGTCCGCCATGTTGTTGAGATAGCTTGAGGTGCGCGCAATGCTGTCACCGAGCATACCAGCGCCCTCAGAGGCCGTAATCCGCTGGTCATAACGCAACATTCGGAAAAGATGTTCACCCTGCTCTATGCCGTGCTGGCGGCGTCTCTCGGCCAGCTCAACGGCGCTGGGGTGCATAGTTGACTTGCGAACCTGCATGGATGGCAATGGTTCACGGTTGCCCAGCTTGTGCTGCAACTTCTCAAACTCAAGAAGGCAGTGGCCGTAAGTGATCTCATAGCGTTCATGCTTATCAGTCACGCCCTCCAGGCTGGCCTTCAGTCTGGCTTCGGCAGATCGCTGATCGCGGACCTTAGCTTCTCTAGCAGCGCGCCTTGCTCTTGCAGCCTCTGCTGCAACGCTGGCCTCATCGCTGTCTTCGGTTCCGACAGCAGGATTGAGTTCACTCTTTCCAGCCGTTTTATATATTGCATTATTAGGTCCATATTCACGACGCTTTCTTTTTAGCTTGATGTTAAGTTTGTTGGTAATCCGGCTGATCGTGCCAGGCGTGACACGCAGAAAGTCTGCGATTTCCGTTTGCGACATATCCATCTCGGCGCATTGGATCACTTGGTCAATCAATTTTTCTGAGTTGCTCATTCGTCTTCCTCCAATGGCTCAATCTTGCCATCGCCATTGCAGTTATCGCAAGTTTCAATTTCACAGCCAAAGTCGCCATGCCAGGTTGCGCTTTGGGCGACCCAGACTTCACGCTCAACGGTTCCATCACCATCGCACTCAGGGCAGTTAATTAGATTGCTCACGATCAAACCTCCACAAAATCAGAGGCGTTCATGGCCCACAGGATAAAGTTGGGTTTGGTCAGGCCGACGCGATTATAGACAGCAGCCTTGGCAATGCGTCCGGCGGTAAAATTGCGCTGGGCCGAGTTACCTGCGGTCTTGCTGTCAATGTTAAGATAGTCAGCAATCTCGGCGGTGGTGCAGTATTTCGTCTCACGAATGTAGGCAAAGACAGCCTTGTCGAGCTTCTGCGGCGACAATGGCTCCGGCTCCGGCTCTGGCAGCTCAATGACCTCTGCGGTGGTCTCAGGCTGCGGGAACTTAACGCCGTTTTCAATCTTGATCGCCATCCAGGGCGTCGAGCTGGCCTTGTCAGAGTAATTGGGGATCAAGACAACATTAATGCTGTCGCCAGCGTTCACTGTGTGGCCCTCGATGACGCCTGCTGGGATAAACACGCCCTCAGTGGTCTCTGGGTCATAAGCAAACGCAAAGCCGTGAAAGTGGACGTTGGTTACGATGATTGATTTAGTGTGCATTACAGACTTCCTTTTTTTACTTTCTGTAACCCTTCATCACATATTATAATAATATGCGCAATAGCTATTTTCGCTTGCACTAATATTTATTTGATATTAAGCAGGAGAGGCAAACATAGGAGGGTCCGATGGATCACAAACAGTTAATAGGGTTTACCCAGGCCCAGAAGGAAGCCATCGCAGAAGCGGCGCGCCGATCTGGATTGTCTTTTACAGCATTCGTGCGCAGTTCCGCTGTGGCAAAGGCGGCTGACTCTGGCGTCGAAGTTACGCAGCCGCAGCCAGACTGATGGTCAACGGGCGCAATAAGGGCGCATCATTTGAGCGGGAAGTTGCCAACATGCTTCGCGATGAGCTGGGCATCGGTTTCAAGCGTGACCTAGAGCAATACCGGGCAGGCGCTCACGCTGACCTGATCCCAGACGATCCGGCATTCCCGTTCACGTTGGAGCTAAAGCGATACAAGGACGGCCCAATCGGCGGTGCGCCTGCATGGTGGGAGCAAGTTAAAACCGCCGCCGAGCGTGAGCAAAAGATGCCGTGCCTGATTTACAAATACGACCGCAAGCCAATGCGATGTGTGATCCCGCTGGCTGCGTTAACTGACTGCGATCACGATTACACGGCAGAGGTCGATTTTAAAACCTTCTGCTTTATTGCTAGGGAGGCAATGCAATGAGAGTAGAACTAAATGAGTCAAATGATAACTTAGATCAAATTGAAGAGTGCGCTATAAACGATGAGTTTGAAACTGATCATGTAAATGATGAGCCTGTTTTTGATGACATGCAGAAAGCTATGCAGAAAAATAATTATTATTACTATAAACGTGGAATATTAGATGCTTTAGATGACGCTATATTAAAAATTGATATAGTGGACGGAAAACTACAGCTTCAAATTCTTTGGATTTGTGAGAGATCACCTAGCTCAGTTTGTAAAACTTTGAACAATAAACATGTGTGGACTGACAGTGAAACACAATGTCAATTAACACTTAGCTTTGAGGATGGCTATGTAAAATTCAACGCAGAGGGTGACGGTGAGCAGGAGATTATGCAATGAAAGATGGTATTTTAATAGTTATTGCAAAGGATGCAAAAACAGTTGTGCAAATTGACGGGGTTTACTCGAGTCATCAGCCGATGGATTATCTAAAAGACCTTTCGCAATATTGGATCGAAAAAAACCAGCCCAACCACGCCAAAAAACTACGTTCCTATATTTGTAAAATTACAGCTGAATATTTGGAACCGAAAGGAACCTTGCCCGGACTTACTAAAACGGGAAATTATCTCGATATGAACCTTTCTGAACTTGAATTAGACACACGGGCATACAATGCGCTTATGGGAGAAAGAAATATAAAATTTGTTGGTGATGTTGTTCGTTTGAGCGATGCTGAACTTCTGCGCATCCCAAATTTAGGGCGAAGATCACTTAACGATATTAGAGCAAAAATCAAACTTGCAAAAAGCAAAGCACTAGAACTTAACTGGATGTGGTTTCATGATCTCTGCTGACCAACTTACCAACGCCCAATATCACGCCACTGATGCGATCAGCTCATCTGACGTTAAGCTAGTCCACAGCAAGTCGTTGGCTCACTGGAGAACCAAGGTCTACAAGTCCAGCGTGGCATTCGACCTCGGCACTTGCACTCACTCAATGGTGCTGGAAGACGGAGCTGGAATGATACGCGGACCAGAAACCCGCCGAGGGAAAGCATGGTCAGAACTGCACGAACAGGCGCAGGCAGAAGGTAAGACCCTCCTAACTTGCGGCGACTATGATCTGGCGCAGGAGATGGCACACAGCGTGCTTTTCCATCGGGCAGGTCAGCGCATGGCAGGCCCAACAACGGTCAATGAAGCGAGCTTTTTCACTACAGACCCAGTGAGCGGATTGCCGCTCAAATGCAGACCAGACAGCTACTGGGGCGCAAAAGGCGTCATCTATGACCTTAAAACCTGTCAGGACGCCAGCCCTCGTGGTGTGGCGAAAGACATGCACACATATAACTATGCCATCCAAGCGGCGTTCTATATGTACTGTTTAAACTTGGCAGGTTATGAGGCCAAACAATTCGTCTTCGTTAATGTTGAAAAGACAGCGCCCTTTGCTGTATCAACGAACATTCTATCACCCGAATATCTTGAGTGGGGTACACAGCAAATGCACCTGACCCTCGACAAGATTGCAAAAGCCAACGAGGCCCAAAAATGGGACACTGGTTGGTCAGATCAAACTAATGTGATTGATCTGCCACGATGGCTGCGCTCAGACGCAGCCGACTTTTAATAGCTAAGGAGAAAACACATGGCTAACACAGACTTCAAACCAGTGATGATTCGAGACATTGAATATAAATACCCTCGCTTAAACACAA